AGTGGTACGGTTGGACGGGCGAGCCCAATGTTGGTTTGCGGATGTTAACGAGTGAGATCGCCCAGGGGATCTTGGATCGGGAGCAGCAGTGGGGGATAAAGGGTCGGGTTAAGTCTGGAGTTGCGGACGCATCAATTTTCGACCAATATGAGCCGGGGAAGAGTGTAGTTGGGGAGATGCGGAAGGTTGGAGTTGATTGGCAACCAGCGGACAAGGGCCAAGGTTCGAGGAAGCAGGGTTGGGAGCAGTTACGGGAGAGAATGAAGGGGAGTCATCCGGGTGCTGAGGGTGTGCGAGAGACACCGGGATTTTTCGTACTGGAGACATGTCAGCAGTTTTGCAGGACTGTTCCGGTGATAGCGCGTGACGACCGTGATTTGGACGACGTGAACACGGATGCAGAGGATCACATAGCGGACGAGGTCCGTTATCGGGTGCGAAACAAGATGCGTAAGTTCAAGCGGAGCAGTTGGGGATGAAACAGGAATCTGGGCCGGACACACCATCATCGTCATATGTGGCGATGGCTCCGTTGTGGGACAAGATTGATGCGGTATTGGGCGGCACGGAGTCGATGCGTGGTCGCTCGACGTTGTATTTGCCGCAGCATTACCGGGAGTCACAGGAGACGTATGAGGAGCGGTTATCGCGTGCGATTTTGATCAATTCGACGGAGCAGACATTAGGTGGGTGGGTAGGCCGTCCATTTTCGAAGCCGATGCAGCGGAACCCGGACATTCCGGATCAGTTTGAGGATTTTCTGGAAGACGTGGACATGTTGGGGAACAACCTCGACGTGTTTTGCAGGCAGTGGTTTCGTGAGGGTGTTGCGAAGGGTTTCAGTCACGTTCTGGTAGATTTTCCGGACGGGACACAGGGAGAGGATGTTGTACGGACCTTGGCCGACGACCGTCGTGATGGGTTGCGTCCATTTCTGGTTCACTTGCCTCCGGAGAATGTGATAGCGGCGTATTCGGAGGTGGTTGGTGGTCGTGAGCGGTTAACGCACGTTCGGATCCGGGAGGACGTGATTGAGCGTGTGGGGTACGACGAGGTATTGCATGAGCGAGTTCGTGTATACGAGCCGGGAGTGGTAAGTTTATTTGAGAAGCGTCAGACGAAGGGCAAGCGGGTTGAGTGGGTTCAGATAGAGGAGCGGGAGTATGGGTTACCGTACGTCCCGATGGTGACGTATTACAGTCAGCGTGAGGGGTTCATGTTGAGCAAGCCACCGTTGTTGGACTTGGTGAACATGAACATTGCGCATTGGCAGTCGATGTCGGATCAGATTGCTGTGTTGACGGTTGCTCGTTTTCCGATGTTAGCGGCATCGGGTGGTTTGGACGGTGGTGGTGAGAGTGGAGAGAGTGAGGTAATTGTTGGTCCGAAGGCGTTGTTAGAGTCGCGAGACCCGGCGGGTCGTGTTTATTACGTGGAGCACTCGGGGAAGGCGATTGCGAGTGGGCGTACGGACTTGATGGATCTTGAGGAGAAGATGGCGAAGTATGGGGCGGAGTATTTGACGAAGAAGCCGGGTCGTCAGACAGCGACGGCGCGATCATTGGACAGTGCTGAGGCGACGAGTCCATTGCAGGACATGGTTCATCGGTTTGTGGATTCGGTGAATTTGGTGTTGCAGTACGTGGCGGATTGGAGTGGGTTGGAGACTGGCGGTACGGTTGACTTGAACACGGACTTTGGTTTGAGTGGTCAGGACACAGCGGCATTGCAGACATTGTTAGAGACGAGGCGAAATCGTGACATATCTCGGGAAGCGTTTTTGCGGGAACTTCAGCGGTACAATGTCCTGGACCGCTCGTATGACATGGAAGCGGACGAGGAGTCGATCGAGAGTGAGAATGCGTTTGAGGGGATTCCCCGTACGGCACCCACGGACGACGTAAGCGATGTATGACGCAAATCAGGCATATTTGGATTTGCAGTTGCGATACCAGCACCGGTTGCGATTGTATGCGGCCAAGGTGCTAGGTCGTTCGATTGAGTTGGTATCGTATTCTGACCGCGAGTTGTTGGGGTTAATGCGTCGGACGTTGCCCGTGGACCGTAGGGCGAAGTTTGATTTCTCAGCGGAGGAGTACTTGTCGTTGATGGATCGGCTTCGTCGGTTTCGCGCGAAGCAGTTAAAGGGTGTGTGGGACGATGTGCGGAAGGAGTTGAAGGAGTTTTCGTACGCGACACAGGAGAAGGAGGAGGAGCGTACGTTGGCTGTGTTGCCGGTTCGGTTGGATTTGCGTCGGTTGAGTGCAGCGGAGTTATTGTTGGTATTGTCGATGCCATTTGGCGGTGGTGTTGTTGACGCGAGGACGTACGACCAGTGGCTGGAGTCAGTCCAGCGTGCGGATTTCGACCGGATACAGGGAGCGGTTCAGTCTGGCATATCTGAGGGTGTTTCGAACGACGAGATCGTGAAGCGGTTATCTGGGACGCGAGCGAATAAGTACACAGACGGTGTTTTAGCCTCGACACGAAGAAATGTGTCGGCGATACTGAATGCGGGATTGACCCATGTACACAACGGCGTGTCCGGGTTATTGTGGGATAAGAATCCCGGCATATATCGATATCTGCAGTGGGTATCTGTCCTTGACGGTCGCACGTCAGCGATATGTCGTGCTCGTGATGGAAAGTTTGCTCCGATTGGTGACAACGTGTTACCGGCGGGGTTACCCAAATTGGATCCACCGGGGGCACGTCCACCGGCGCATCCGAACTGCAGGTCAGCTGTTGTTCCGGTGTTCAGTGAGAAGGGGATCTCGGAATTGATGGGAGAGCGTCCCTATGTCCGGGAGACTCGGCGTGGCGAGTGGGCTCAGAAGAACTTTCGAGAAGAGGCAAAGCTGTCAGTTGGTGAGCGGGCGTGGTCAAAGATGCGTCCGGAAGAGCGTCAGCGATTGATTGACTCGAGGCGTGATGCCTGGTTGAAGCCGAGAATAGGGACAGTGCCATCGGATATTACATATGACTCTTGGTTGCGGGGCCAGCCGACATCATTTCAGAACGAGGTTCTGGGTATGAAGAAGGCGGCTTTGTTTCGTAAGGGATTACGGATAGACCGGTTCGTAGATAGAGCTGGTCGTGAACTTTCACTTTCTGAGCTGAAGAAGTTACTGGAGTAGGTATGAAGTTTAATTTTGCAAACCACCAAGAAGTTGATTCATTGGACGGGGTTCCGGAGAACTTCCGTGTCTTTTATGGGGAGGGCGAGAGCGGTGGTTACCGGTTGCGGTCGGACGACCCGGTTGTATCTGCTGCGGTGGCATCGATCAGTGGGTTGGCAAACAGCTTGAACGCTGCTCGTGGTGATGCGGACAAGGCGAAAAAGTCTGCAGTCGATTTGTCTGCGTTGTCTGAGTATGGGGAGACTCCGGAATCGATTCTGGAGGCATTCAAATCTCGTTTGGCTGAGCAGGCGAAAGCTGGTGGGAAGGATGCGGCTGGCGAGTTGCAGCGTCTTCGCGAGGAGATGACGAAGGCAAATCAGGCGGCATTGGCAGAGCGTGACGGTATTGTTGAGAGTTTGCGGAATCAGCTGTTCACCCAGATGGTGGACTCTGAAGCGATCCGTGCGATTTCGGAGCAGAGGGGTGTTTCGGAGTTGTTGATGCCGTTTGTTCGGCAGCAGGTGAAGGCAGTTCAGGAGGACGGCCAGCTTCGTGTTTATGTTGTGGACGATAACGGCGATCGCCGTTATTCGGGGACCAGTGGCAATCCGATGTCGATTCCAGAGCTTGTTTCTGAGATGAAGGGCAACGCTCGGTACGGTCGATTGTTTGAGTCCGAGGCACCACGAGGAACCGGTATGACACCATCACAGCCTCGTCGGGCGCAGCCACCTAAACAGGAGATGAGTTCCACAGAAAAGATTCAGGCGGGCCTTGCGGCCCAGATGACAGGGCGGGGTTGACGGGTTATTAAATAATTCGTAGACTTGATTCCGCTAAGTGCCCGAAGCGACTTTGGGTGCTCTATTGGCCAGAGCGATTCTGGTAGTTATTCCATGATCGCAACTGTATTTGCCAAGGGAGCATTCAAATGCCTTCGGTTACACTGGCGGAATCCGCCAAGCTTTCTCAGAACCAGCTTGTTGCTGGTATTATCGAAAACATCATCACCGTCAACAGGATGTACGAAGTGCTTCCGTTTGACGGCATCAACGGCAACGCGCTGGCGTACAACCGGGAAAATGTTCTCGGCAATGTGGACGTATACGACGTGGGTGACACGATTGCTGCCAAGGCTGCAGCGACGTTCAGTCAGGTCACCAGCACGCTCACCAGCATCATTGGTGACGCTGAGGTCAACGGTTTGATTCAGGTCACACGATCTGAGTTCAATGATCAGACCGCCGTTCAGATTGGCAGCAAGGCCAAGAGTGCAGGTCGCAAGTATCAGGACATGCTGATCAATGGGACTGGTACGGGTAACCAGTTCAACGGTCTGCTGAATCTGGTGGACAGTGCTCAGACAGTGACTGCTGGGACCAACGGTGCAGCTCTGTCGTTTGCACAGATCGACGAAATGATGGACCTTGTTCTGGACAAGGACGGTCAGGTCGATTATCTGGCGATGAATGCTCGCACGATCCGCAGCTACAACGAGCTGCTTCGTGGTCTCGGTGGTGCCAGCATCAACGAGGTGGTGACACTGCCATCGGGTGCTACTGTTCCGGCATATCGGGGCGTCCCGATTTTCCGCAACGACTACATCCCGATCACCCAGACTCAGGGGACGAGCACCACGTGTACGACGATTTTCGCGGGCACGTTGGACGATGGTTCCCGAACACAGGGGATTGCTGGTCTGACCGCATCTGAGGCATCGGGGATTCAGGTCGTCGATGTTGGGGAGAGCGAGACGAAGGACGAGCACATCTGGCGAATCAAGTGGTACTCTGGGCTGGCACTGTTCAGTCTGAAGGGTCTCGCCGCTGTGAAGGGTATCAACAACTGATCGTGTAATCAGTTGTGTAGAAACGGCAATCCACCGGCTGTTCTTCAGCCGGTGGATTTTTTGGAGATATCGCAGATGAAGGTATATCTTGCAGGCCCGAACGCAGGTAAAAGTGGTGTTTGGGCGGGTGTGTTGTTCCAGAAGGGTGTTGCCGAGGTGTCTGACACGGATGCCGGAGCGATCCTCCAGCTGGGTCGATACCACAGTGCATTTCCTGAGAAGTCACCGGAGTTGATTCAGGCGTTGAAGCAGTTCGGTCAGGAGGGCTTTTACGTTGGAAATAGTCTTTCAGAGAACGGCTCAGGGGCTGCGGGTTCAGGCGATTCGTCGGAACAGTCGCCACCTACCACGTCAGCGTCAGATGACAGCGGCGCAGATGCTTCAACCGGTTCCGGGGGAGCCGGGAGTGTTTCCGAGGGGCACGGACACCCGGACTCCGGGGTGGACATCTCGAAGGTGATTCAGGATGCGTGTCTGCGGTTGGATCCCGAGAACAAGTCCCACTGGACTGGCGAGGGTAAGCCGAAGATCACTCCGCTGTATGCGATCACAAAAGACCCACGTATCACGCCGGAGTCGGTTCAGCAACACGGTTTGCTCCGCATGAAGGTCAAGCAGTTGCTTGAGCAGAAGGGGAAATGATCGATGGCCTTCAGCTTCACCGTAGAGGACGGCACTGGGTTGGCTGGTGCAAACTCATACCTTTCGGTAGCTGAGGCCAACGACTATCACGATGGCCGTGGGAACACGCTCTGGACCGTGAGCACAGTCACAGACGCGATGAAGCAGGCTGCACTGGTTCGAGCCACGGACTACATTGACAAGCGGTTCGGTACAAAGTTCCGTGGGTGGAAGCAGAGCTCTACCCAGGCGTTGCAGTGGCCACGTTTGGACGCTGAGGACAACTCAGGGTACATGCTGCAGGACATTCCGTCGCAGCTGAAGCAGGCCACTGCAGAGTACGCATTACGATCACTGTCACTGCATGAATTGACACCTGATCCGGTGTCCCCTGTTCCTGAGCAGCACCACACAAACGGCTACACGCGAGACACGTCTCCGACCGGTGAAGTGGTGAAGAAAACTGAGCGTGTTGGTACGATTGAGGAAACGACCCAGTACCGCAACGTGGGTGGATCAATGAGCGCTGCATCAACATCGACGAAGAGTCGGTTGGTCAGTGACTACAACATACCGGAGTATCCAGCAGCAGACATGTTGCTAACAGAGTTGTTGGCTGGATCACGTCGTCAACTTGCTCGGGGGTAATCATGGCAAAAGATTACTCCCGGTTGAAGTCGGTGGTTTCGACGTTGATTGCGAAGTATGGCCGAACGGTCAAGTTGCTTCGCAATTCACGAGTTGATTCCAATCCAAGTTCACCTTGGTCGGGTGCGACGATAGCTGACGACGAAGTTACAGTGGTTGCTGTGTATGTTCCATTGACGGGTCAGCAGGCGGTAATGGAGACACATGCCCAGCTGATGGGATCTGTGTCAAGATCGAACAATTGTTTTCTGATCGCGAACGTGTCTGGGTACGACATACGGACATTTCAGAAGGTTCAGGACGACAATAAGATCTGGCGGATCACAGATGTGAATGTGGTTCAGCCGGGTGACACCGTTTTGATGTACGAGATCGAGGTGGATGGGTAATGCCAAATCGATCAGATGCGAGAGAGTCGATTTACCAGCTGTTGTATACGGCGTGGCAGGCGTCTGCCCACACTAAAGACCAGCAGCTGGTGTGGGCCAACGTCCCAGCGGATGTGCCCCAGGCACCTGATCAGTTTAACGACACATCTGGACCGAGCATGTGGGCACAAGTAAATGTGCAGCATGTGAATTCGGATATCATTTCGCTTCGTGGTACAAACGGTCTCAAGCGATTTCGAAGAACAGGTTTTGTTCGAGTCAATGTGTACACACCTGCTGGAAATGGATTAGAATTCAACGACACAGTCGTCAGGGTCGTCTCTGATGGACTTGAGGGCAAGACGACGGCGAGCGGCGTCGAACTCCGAAGCGCAAGTAGTCAGGAAATGGGGAACTCAGGTCCATGGTTTCACACCGTAGTTACGGTGGAATTTGAATACGATGAGGTGAAGTGATGGCTGCTGTGAACAAGCTTGATTCGAATGTGACTGGTTTGCGTATTGCCAAAGAGGCCAGTTACGGAGTCCTGCCGGGCACTCCGATTTGGTATCCATTGGAGCCAAACTCGTATGGTGATTTCGGCGGCAACGTGACAACGACAGCTCGCGAGACGATCAACGACGCTCGCAGTCGCCAGAAGGGTGTGACGACTGACGTTGAGTCGTCTGCCAACTTCGAATCCGATCTGACGAGTGACAGCTTGGCAGAGCTTTTGGAGGGTGCGTTTTACGCAGCCTACGACAAGAAGGCTGAGCGGTTTAACAACCACAGTGCAGACAGTGTGATCACGGACGTTGCGGCATTGACCGACACATACACGGTGACGACCGGTACGACGTTCCGTGCAGGCGATTTGGTGTTTGCAAGTGGTTTCGCGCAGACCGC